CCCGCACGTCTATAATCTTTATGGGGTCATAAGTAGCTAAAATGTCATTATAGCTAGACACTTTGTATTCACTCGGTTTGGTATATAAGTCACTCAAGCTATGGTTACACCACTGATTGACTGTTATAAAGTCAATGTTAACAGTCTTAATAGCTGTTATGGCATAGCCCCTATTTTTATTGTTATACTCTTTGATTAATTGTTGTTTGGTCATAATATAACCCCTTTATTATTATTTGATTGTTGTAGCCTTTGCTTTACTACTCTATAAGTGTATCACACTAATGGCTATTGTGTCAACACTTTTTTTGTTTATTTGTGTAGTATTATTAACATCAAATTTTGGGGTGTGGATAAGCTGTGGATAAGTCACGGTCATAAAAAAATAGTTACTAAATAAACATTTTATTTAGTGCAGTATGCATGGTAACGGCGTCTTTTTTTTTAAATTCTAAATTGAAAAAGTAAAATATATATATATATATAGCGAGTTAAAAAAAGTTGCATAAGCGTTATGCTATTGTATTAGTTGTATTATATGTTATAGCTAGTATGCGTCTATGTTGCTGTATACATTGTGTGTTTGGTACTGGTTGGTACTGGTTGAGTGTATACACACATACACACATACACACATACATAATAAAGCACTAGCACATAGCAGTAGTATAGAATAATAATATAAGGGTATGTAATAAATATGCACGGAGTTTGGCGCGGGCGGGGGGGTAGGGGTATAGGGACGGCATAAAAATATATTATATATATACACACTTAAAAGCTGGGGGGTTTTATTTCACAACAAATAAAGTGTTTGCATAACTAATAAATTAGTGCTACAATAGAGACATGACTAAACAAGAGATGTACCAATCAACAATTGAAAACACCATACAATTTGGTGAAACTAACAGCCTGCTTAAATTGAAAGTGGAGACCGTCCATTTTGACTTTATCTTTGAGCGTCAGGAGGACAACACCTTCCGATTGACAAGCACTAAAGCGGTGATACGGACTTTGGGCAAGGTGACTAAGGTGCCACTCAAAGACGGTGACACCTGGGAGGAGGCGCATGAGAGGACGCGCCAACACTGGTCTAAATATTTTAAGAGCTATAGGCAGCAATTAGTGCCCACTCAGGAGCAGAGGGTCAAGGCCATGGTGAGGACTAAGCGCTACCGCAGCAATAAACGCCAGGCCAACAAGGACTTTTTGACACAGGGCTAACAAAACTCAACTATCAATCATTAAAAATAAGGAGAGGGTAACAATTATGGGGCAGCAACGGGTCTTGGTCGTAATGGCCAACAAGGACGTGTACTATATGACGACTAAGGACGCGGCGGATTTAGTGCACTTAACAAATAGCGCTACAGAGGACAGGTCTTTTGAATTTTTTGACGCCAAGACAGGGGCGCTGACCACTATCTTTTTTGGTCAAGTGAGCTCTCTAGTGGACGAGGCGCACCGTGGCTAGCCTTGACCCTGAGTTGCCAGTGCTATCAGAGGCAACCCGCCACCAAGACAAATTACAGGCCTGGTATGTGGACGTGTTGGACAACTTTGCCTGCCAAAATGGGCGTGTCTCGCCACTATATCTTAGACGGACTGAGACTGGCCTAGCCATACGGGTGGCCAATTTATGGCAGACTTACAAGGTGAAGGACCGCCTAGACTTTTGGCAAGCTGCCCTGAGCGCCTATCCAATTTTGAGACAACACAACTGGTCTACTAAACGGACAAGGGAGCTATGGGACTACTTTTTGCTCTACGCCCCCAAGATACAGTTTGAGAACCGACGGTATTTTGAGATGGGTGACTGCATTTTGGACGGCAACACTGGCGAGCTGGACTACTCCGAGGAGCGGTTTTTGAGCTGTCCCACAACTCGCTCCAGCCTGCTATCTTATGAGCCATCTCACATCCCGACACCCTCTTGGCAGACTTGGTATGATGAGATGGACAGCCACCAAAAACAGGTGAGAGACTGGTCTGTGGGCTCGGCGATTTTAGGACACTATGGCCTCCTGTTCACTTTTGGTCAATCAAGGACTGGCAAAAGCACTCTAGCTGAGGGTCTATCTGAGGTCTTGGGCAACGGGGCGCGCGTCTTCTATTTGAGCCAAGACTGGGGCAAGTTTGGGACGGAGCCAATGGAGAATACAACTTATTTGTATGACTCTGACGCTAAGGGGTCTAAGGGTGCCAATAATAACAACTACGCCACCTTGAGCCTAATGGCCAGCGGCGACCCAATTCGCATAGAGCTGAAAGGCGGGGACATTTACCAGACCACTAATTATGGCTTTGTAGAGGTGATTTCTAATGCCCCAGCTACTATGGTCTTTGAGCAGTCTTTGGTAGACAGGGTGCGGTTTTGTCTATACACTTATGTCTCTTCTAAATCTGACGGTGGTGTGATGAAGCGTCTAATCTTAGCTGACAAGCAGGCGTGGCTGAATTATGCGGTGAATTGTGCTATTGGTCTAGCCAAGGGGGACATAAAAAGGCCACCAATCAATAAATACCAGATGTATGGCTGGGTGCAATGGTTGCAGGGAGCTAACACTTATGGCAAACTATGTATAGAGGCGGGGCGGATTATGACTTATGAGGACTATGATGCCCGCTTCATGGGCCTCCCCAAGTTCCGACTAACCAAAGAGACTGTGGACAACATGAAGCTAGGTTTTAAAGAGCTAATGCGCCAATACGGGGGGAACTTTTTAGCTGAGGATTGGGAAAAATACGGGGAGGAACTAGAAAAAAACTATTATGAAAATGCAAAACTATTTTAACGATTTTCTACCACAGGAATACTTTGGCTTTCGTAAAAACCTTTACAATTTGACTTCTAACCAAGCTGTGGTGGCCGAGCTGTTACGCACTTGCTGTGAGGAGAAGGATGTCAAAGCTATAGAGATGGCCTTTGAGCGTATCTTGGGCAAGCCAGAGAAAGTGGTGATTATAAAACGGACTATGGTCAGGCTAGAATTCCCAGATGCAGTAACCAAAGCCTTAAAACCTGAGTTTGATGACAGGGTGATGGACGAGGTGAGGGCCACTAACATAGATGACTCTAAAGTGGTGCTAGATGCTAACAATGCCCCAGGTCTATTGCTTAGGCGGATGGTGGACGAGATTGGCGAGAAGCCACGAGACTATAGCTATCAAGTGTTGGATAAAAAGAATAGTCATACTGTAGCAGAAGTGATGGCGGCCAATTTGTATGGCCTGGCTATGGGGGGCTCTAATTTGGGGGCTATCAAGCTATTACTGGACCATATAGACGGAGCGGTGGCAGATGTGATTAGACTAGAGGGCGTAGACACTATACTCTTGGAGAATTGGTCAGATGTGGCACCTTTTGAGGCCCAGCAAGATTCTAACGGGGTGTGGTTCCTAGAGAAAGAGAGCGTGGCTTGAGTCTTTTTACTATTGGTGGGGGCATAATACTTAGAAGCTACCAGAAAAAGGTGATGAAAGCCTTTGATAATGGCAAGCGCTTTGTGGTCTTATGCTGGTCTAGGCGAGCAGGCAAGTCTTTATTTGCTTGGAATTTGATTATTAGAGAGGCTATCTCTAAACCTGGCACTTATTGGTATTGTTTTGACAACTACGCTACTGCCTATAATGACATTTGGATAGCTATGACTTCTAAGGGCTTAAAATTCTTAGATATGGTGCCAGACGATGTGGTGGTCAGGATGAATTCCGCCAAAATGGAGATTGAGTTAACCAACGGCTCTGTTATTAAACTGATTGGTATTAACAAAGCTGATAAATTAGTTGGCGCTGGTCTTAGCGGGGTGGTTTTTGATGAATACGCCGTGCTAAACCCAGCGTCTATTGAATTTATCACCGCCATGCTCGCGGAAACTGGTGGCTGGCGGGTGATGATTTCTACACCTCGTGGCAAAAACCACTTTTATGATGAATACAATTTTGGGTTGGCCCATCCTGAGTTCGCCTATGTCAGTAATATGCACTGTGGTATGGAGGAGGTCTCTAAATATATGGCGCCTGGTTTTTTGGAGCAGGAGCGTCTCAAGATTATTAGCAAATATGGCAATGATGCCTTGTACCAGCAGGAGTATATGACCAGTTGGATTAGCCCTAACTCTGGCTCTGTCTTTGGGGCTTTAGCTAAAATTATGAAAGATGAAGGGCGAGTTACTAGAGTGCCAGGAGATGATGAGCAACCTTATTACAGCGCGTTTGACTTAGGTAATGCCGACTACACCTCTATAATTCTATTCCAGGTGGACGAAAACGGTTTTCCCGCTATTATTGACCATATAGAAAACCGTAATGAGGATGTCACTTGGTATATTGGCGAGTGGAAAGCACGGGGTTGGAATGTCCAAACCCACTTCTTGCCACATGATGCTGCCCACAGGAAGGGTGCCCGTAATGAGAGCTATAAGGCCGCACTATACAACGAAGGTATAATAAATACAGTTGTGCTACCCAAACCTAACCGTGTTGAGGACAAACTTAACCATCTACGACGTATTTTTGTTGGTATGCAGATTGATGAGAGCTTAACCCGTATTGTAGAGTGCTTAGACAAATTAGAGTATGAGTGGAACGAGCGGTTGCATCTCTGGTCTTCTAAGCCTACCCACATCGGGGGCTACTCTGACACCGTGGATAGCTTGTGCTATATGGCCCAGGCTATAGGCAAATATAGGATTTCTGCTAAAAACGTCTTCTCTAGGTCTAAGGTGGTTGACCCCGCCGCGGTTAAGGACACTAAAGAAGCTAAGAGAGAGCGTTTTGAAAATATGATTAAAGAAGAGCTTTTGCTAGGAGGGAGGAAAAAAGATAATACATTTAGTTTGTTTATATAAAATATAGTACACTATAAATAACAGAAAAATTCTTTACGCTAACCAAATAACTAATAAGTGAGGGCAAAATAAATGAATGAAGAAGGGCAAATAATAGATGAAGAAGTCAAAAAGCCAGAAGAAGGTGAAGCAGGAGCCCCAGAAGGCACCGTCAACGAGCCGAGTCCCGCGGATATTAAAGCGATGTATGACGACCTTGGAATCAAAGCTAATCCGCCCACTGGTAAATCTAAAGGACGACCTAAAGCCGATGATGGTGGAGATAAAAAGGCTGCCAAAAAAGACGATGAAGGTGTGGCCCCTAAAAAAGACGACAAAGAGACCGATGGTAGCAAAGACAAGCCTAAGACTACATCTCCTACAGATAAGAATGGGACGGATGGAGATGAAGCTGACAAGGAGAGCCCGAAAAGCAGCAAAAGTGAGCCAAAAGACGGAGAAAAAGACGGAGAAGTACAAGAGGCTAGTAAATCAGATGAGGCTGGAGTTCAAGAAGCTAAACCCAGAGATAACAAAGACGCTAGAGAACCAAGCCAAGAAGATGCTGACAAAGGAGATGCAGGAGATGAGCCAGAGCCAAAAGAAGACGGAGTAAAGCGTCCTGGCAAATCTAACCCAGAGATAGAGAAGCGGTTCCAAAAGCTAACTAGTGAAGTTAAGGAGCGTGATACTGTTATAGCTGAGCTACAGCAAAAACTACAAGACAGCACTAGGCAGCAAGCCGAGATAAAAATAGCTCAAGAAGACCCTGAATACACTATTGACGATTTTCGTAAAGTCCGTGATGAAGATGGCGAGGTCCTAGACCTAGACCCAGAAAGGGCAGAGCTAGCTTGGAGACGCTGGAAGGATGGATATGACCAGAGAGCTACTGAGCGTGAGGCTAGAGCTAATTTTGAGGCATCTCAGCTAGAAAAGGCTGAGGCCCAGACCCGCCAACTAATGCAGGACTCAGCCGATGCCTATGATGTTTTGGCTGGCCTAATGGACGATTACCCAGAGTTGGTTAGTAGTAGCGGCAAATATGACTCAGAGTTTGCAGCCCAAGCTATGCCAATAATTGAGGAGGCCGTGCAGTATTTAGAGGGCACAGAGCCAGGCAACGCAGATGGCAAAGCCCCTGTAGTTGTTGGTTTGAAAATTAACCCTAAAAAGATATTGGCCGCTATGAAGGGTATTAACGAGAGAAAACGTAGTTTACCCCTAAATGGCATAAATGATAATGTAGAGGCTGGGTCAAATGTTAATGTGCCTCATGGCCGCTCATCAGACCCTAATATAAACGCAGCTAACCAGCTCTATAAAGAGCTTGGTATTAATAAAAGAGTATAAGGAGTAAAAAATGGCAAGTAAGACTAAAAAACAATTATTAGAAGAGGCTCAGGCCTTAGGTATGAACTTTACCGAAGATACAACAATCAAAGATATTCAAGCAGCGATTGACGCCGCAAGGGTAGTACCAGCGCCAGCTGGTGAGCCAGTAGCGGTTGTAGAACCCCCAGCTCCAGCCAAAAGTGAGGGCTCAGAAATCGCCCAAGCTATTACTAAGGGTATGGAAAATGTAGGTAAAAGCCGCCCTATCAAGATTACTGCTGATAAATCAGTGCAGTCTATTTTTGCGGTGGTTAGAAGCAAAACTACAGGGGAGCTTATGATTCGTGAGAATTCAACAGGTGTATTATCTAAAATCCAGTTAAGAAGTTTAGAAGAGCAAGAAGCATCTATGCAAAACGAAGAGGTTGAAGATATAGTATAATATCTTTAGTGTCCCTCTGCACTCTATTAAACCCCTGACATTGCAGCTGGGGGTTTTTTAGTTGTTGACAAATCTGAAAAATTTGCTATATACTAAAAGTAGCTATATGCTTTTGCCAAATGTGTAAGTGGGGTCGCGTCCACAGCAAAGCAGAGGCGCTGGATGTATTCAGTGTTTCATCAACACAAACAATATTACTATAAACAAGAAAGAAGGATATTCTCATGGCAATAACCGCCTCCGAAATTTATTCGCCAGTCATTGACCAACCGTTTGATGACACAAGTTTTACCAAAGAACTTGAAGGTAACAACAAAGAAATCAAGTTTGAAAAAGGTTCTAAAACAGTAAAAGTTCGTACTGTTGTTACTGCTGGTGCAGTTACAAACCACGACGCTACTGACACGTTCAGTGAGCAAATTGCAGGCATCGTTAATGTTGATTCAACCATCAACACCTATACGTTAGACCAGCAAAAAGACATCAAACAGTTCTTAGACCGAACTGTTGTTGCAACTAACAACAGCATCACAGAAGGTGGAAAAGTCCTTAGCGCTATTGTTACAGAGCAACTTGTACCGTTAATTGACGCTTATCGTCTTGCTATACTTGCAGGTATTGCCACAGCAAACTCACAAGCTCTTGCAGCTACAGCTGACGGCTACGCAGACATCTTGACCGCTCGCGCGTTCTTAATAAACGGACGTTTAGGCAAGAATATGATTGGCTACGTTAACACTACTACTGCTGACAGTATCCGTTTAAGCGACCACTTCGTACCTTACACATCTGGGACAGAGAAAACTCTACGTTCTGGTGACATCGGTATGGTAGCTGGCGTTAAAATCAAAGAAGTCCCAGCGGACATCTTAGCTGATAACGTAGGTATGGTCCTTGTAAACCCAGCCGTTGTATCTGCTCCAAGATTCTTAGATGATTCTAAGGTTGGCGAGAGCGCAGCCGCATTTGGTTCTCTATTATTGTGTCTATATATGTACACATGTGTAGTATCAGTTCCAAAGCAAAAGGGTGTTGCAGCTATTCTTGAAACATCAGTTTCAGCTTAGTCTAAGCGACTAACCAACAATTAAGGGGTCTAGTAATAGACTCCTTTTTTGTTTACAATGATAGTATGAAAAACAGTACAGGTGCGGACATAAAAAATGTAGAAGATACTGAATATCAAAAAAGGTATCTTAGACATCAGCAGTTTGGTAAAAAAGACCAATTACTTGCAATTATGAAAGAACGACATAGTCAAAGGCAGTTTGATACAAAAGAGATACCCCAGGAAATGTTAGATGAAATATTGGACTCATGTCGTTATGCGATGTCCAGTTGTGATAGATTTGGAGTACGGTTAGTTGTTACGGAGGATAGGGACGATAAAGCCATACTCAATGGGCTATTAGTTGGTTCTGTAGGATGGATTTACCGAGCTAAAGTTGTGATACTACTGATGGCTGACCCTAGGGCGTACCAGGCTGAAGGTGAGGTAGCTTTTATGCCTTACCTTGATGCTGGAGTCTTAGTAGAGCATATAAGCCTGCTGGCGACAGCTATGGGACTAAGAAGTGCTTACAGCAACCCAAATATACGACCTAACAACATAGAGCATTTCAAAAAATTGTTTAAGCCTGAAGGTTGGGATGATGTTATTTTTTGTGGTGCGGTGGCTCTTGGTTATCCGCATCCAGATGAGATACACCACAAAAGGAATCTCATAGATTCTGTTGTGTTATGAAAGTTATTGGTACCGAGGCTGACCGTTATCTCCGTTGGGTAGGCAGGAGTAGAGGCGGTAGCTACAACGGTGCTT